ACAATCTTCGAAGCAGTGTTAACTTCAAAGCTAACACAAGAAGTAGACAGACTAGAGTCTGAATACGCTTCTAACCTTGAAGAAGAAGTATCTGACATTCAAGATGGACTAGTAGAAAAAGTAAATTCTTACTTAGACTACGTAGTTGAAAATTGGATGAAAGAAAATGAATTAGCAGTTCAGAACGGTTTACGTACTGAAATCGCTGAAGAGTTTATGACTTCACTTCAAACGGTGTTTAAAGAACACTATATCGAAGTACCTGAAGGTAAAGTTGACTTAGTTGATGAACTCAACGAACAAGTTAACGAACTCGAAGTTACTTTGAACAAAACCACAGATGATAATATTGACTTACATTCTCGTGTCTCTCAATTCGAGAGAGATGACGTTGTAAGAAATGCATCATCCGGGCTTGCAGATACTGAAGCTGAAAAACTAGCTGGTTTGGTTGAAGATATAGATTTTGATAACAAAGAAACTTTCGAAAAGAAAGTAAAAACTGTTGTTGAATCTTACTTCAAACAAGAAGGCCAAGAGACAGCTGACGAAGTTGATTCACTATTAGGTGAAGAAAATGCTGATGAGAAATCAACAGACGTTTCTGAAGCTATGAGTCAATACACTCAAGCTATAACTAAATATGAGAAGTAACGATTACTTTTCTTAATATTAACAATTATTTAATTAATAATAATTAATTTCAAATAAGGGGAATTTTAAAATGTTTAATGCAGACGCACAACTTTTAGAAAAATGGTCACCAGTACTGGATCACGAAAGTGCACCAGCTATTAGCGACCGCTACAAACGTGCCGTAACAGCTCGTTTGCTAGAAAATCAGGAAATCGCCCTTCAAGAAGAAAGAGCTCAAGCACAAGGAAATTTCATTTCTGAGGCTGCAGCAGCTAATAATATTGGTTCAGGTTCAGCTCCGAATAACATCGGAACTTTTGACCCAGTATTAATTTCTCTCGTACGAAGAGCAATGCCTAACCTTATCGCTTATGATGTAGCCGGAGTCCAACCTATGAGTGGACCTACTGGTTTAATCTTTGCGATGAAATCCAAGTACACTAGCCAATCAGGAACTGAAGCTTTATTCAATGAAGCTGATACTGATTTCTCTGGTACTGGAACTCACCAAGCAGATCCAACCGGTTTAGCCGGTGTTGTTGATGCTGACACAGATGGCTCTATTGCAGATACAGCTGATGTCGTTTCTACACATGGTTCTGGTTTAACTACAGCTGCGGCTGAAAGACTCGGTATCGGAGAATCCGGTGACGGTGCTTTCGGTGAAATGGCTTTTACAATTGAGAAATCAACTGTGACAGCTAAATCAAGAGCCCTTAAAGCTGAGTACACAATGGAACTAGCTCAAGACCTTAAAGCAATTCATGGCCTTGACGCTGAAGGCGAATTAGCTAATATCCTATCTGCTGAAATCCTTGCGGAAATCAACAGAGAAGTTGTTAGAACAATTCTTAAATCAGCAAAAATTGGTGCTCTTCAAAGCTCAACAGCTGTTAGTGGTATTTTTGACGTTGGTACAGACTCTGACGGTAGATGGATGGTTGAAAAGTTCAAAGGACTAATCATGCAAATCGAAAGAGAATGTAACGTAATCGCTAAAGAAACTAGACGTGGTAAAGGAAACTTCATCATCACTAGTTCCGACGTAGCTTCAGCTCTAGCAGCTGCTGGTATGTTAGATTATACTCCAGCTTTATCAGCTAACTTAAATGTTGATGATACTGGTAATACCTTCGCAGGATTACTTAATGGTAGAGTTAAATGTTACATCGACCCATATGCAACAGTAGATTTTGTATGTGTAGGTTATAGAGGTGGTAATCCTTATGACGCAGGACTATTCTATTGTCCATACGTTCCTTTGACTATGGTCAAAGCAGTAGGGGAAAACGACTTCCAACCTAGGATGGGATTCAAAACAAGATACGGCATGGTTGCAAATCCATTCGTAGCTCTTGATGGTGTTGGTACAGATAGAACTAACCAATACTTTAGGATCTTCAGAGTTGATGACATAATGGTGTAAACCTGAGTCTAACTCAATCGTGACATGCAGATGTCACAACTTTTAAGGGGATCTTCGGGTCCCCTTTTCTTTATAATCAAATGAATGAAATGAAAGAATTACTAGAATATCTAGATAGGGTCAAAGATTTTTGTATACATGAACCAATATTAGCATTATTATTATTTCTAATAGGATTCAATATAGGATTCTACGTGTTATAAATAACTAT